CCCTATGTTGAGAAGTCGTCCTGGTCAACCTGATGTCGATAAAAAAGATGTTAAAAAACAAGAAGCAAATTAAGATAAATAACTAATAGTAAACAATAACCTTTTCCAAGGAGAAATAAAAAATGTCAGCATGGTCAAATACGGATGCTCCAGCATCAAAACCAAAACTTCCAGAAGAACGTCAAGTACGTAAAACTGTTCAATTAACCACAGCAAATACAACAAACGTAGGTGCTTCTTCAATAACTCTATCATATAATGATGGCGCACAAAGCAATGTCGCAAACGTGGGTGTGGCTGTAGGTCAATATGTGTATTTTGCAGCAGGTCTTGCTGGTAACGGAGTTCCTAACTTCTTTAGTTCAAATAACACAGTTTCCGCTATCTCAGGTAATACAGTTACTCTAACAGTTAATACATTTAACACAACAGGTCCAAATACAGTAATTGAATTTGATACTACAATCAATAGAAAGAAAGCACCAGCTAATACTTATTTCCAAGATACTGTATTAATTACTGCTTCACGTACAGCAAATGCAAATAACACACTTGCAAATACAGGTAATTTAAATGCTGGTTGGAATAGAGTAGTTAGAAAAGTAAATTCTGATGGTACTGTTCGTTTATTGAAAGAAACTTTAGTGTGCCTCGCAAATGCAAGAGCAACATTGTTGAGTTCAGCAAACACGAGCTTCGGTAATATCGCTAGAGGTTTATAATATATAAGGGGGTTAATTACCCCCTTTTTTTGAGAAAAATTAATGTTTGATGATTTGAATGAAGATAATTTTGTAATATATGCCATGAAGTGCTACACAGCACCGAATTGTATTATGTCGGAGTTCGAAGGTGACATCAAACGAACTAAATATCTTAAAAGATTATTTCGTAGATACAAAGTTACAAAATCTCTTAAAGAGAGATTGATATTAAATCATATTATTTTATTGAATAATGTTTTTGGTCCTGAACCCACGACAAGAATATTATTCTATAGAATTGATGAACGTGATTATGATATACTTAAAACATTTTTATTATATCTAAACATCTTACCTGATACAATTAATGGTATCAAAGGTAAAAATATACACACAACCGATATTCCTGTTGATATGAATATTGCAGAGATTTTGAGGAAAATATGATAACGTTTAAACAATTTTTAGACGAAAAGAGTAGATGCTGGCCTGGTTATAAACCAACAGCAGGTAAAACTCCATATTCTCCTGGAAGTTGTAAAAAAGAAGAATTTGTTATTGAAGATTTACGTCAATGGTTTAAACAAAAATGGGTTCGCATGGACACCAAAGGAAATATTAAAGGTGATTGCGCTCGTGAACCTGGCGAAGGCAAACCAAAATGTTTACCACAATCAAAAGCACAATCTTTAGGAAAAGAAGGTCGAGCTAAAGCAGCTCAGCGTAAACGTAGAGAGGACCCTAATCCAGAACGTGTTGGTAAAGCAATCAATGTTCGTACAGAAAGTGCTGCCGCAGCAATTGCAGCCGCAATAGCAATATCCAAAAAGAAATCAGGAAATTATGATTCTGAAGGATTTAGAAAAACAAAATATAAAAATCCAGACAGTCCTCTGAGAAAAAGTAATGCTGAAAGAAAAAGGGAACAAAAATGAAAACTTTTAATAGTTTTATAAAAGAAAATGAATTGGTATCTGAAAAAAATGTACCAACCAGTCCAGAAAAGTGGGCCCATGCCAAATCAGCAGCAAAATCAAAATTTGCAGTTTATCCTTCTGCTTACGCTAATGCTTGGGCTTCAAAGAAATATAAATCTATGGGTGGTGGATGGAAAAGCACTAATGAAGAAGTTGATAAAGGTGAATATGATTACGAAGGCAATATGGCTAAAGTTCAGTTACAAACACTTTGCCGTAACTCAAAAGATTTAATTGATATGTTGTCTGATGATGAAAATTTGCCTGAATGGGTTCAATCTAAAATTACAATAGCACAAGATTACATCACGACTGTTAGAGATTATTTACAATCAAAACAAGAATTAGGTGAATCATTGGAAGAAACCGCAGCTTGGCAAAAAAGTGCTGGCAAGAATCCAGAGGGTGGATTAAATCAAAAAGGTGTTGATTCGTATCGTAGAGAACATCCAGGTTCAAAATTAAAAACAGCAGTTACAACTGAACCATCAAAATTGGATCCAGATAGTAAAGCAGCAAAACGTAGAAAATCATTTTGTGCTAGAATGAGTGGCATGAAAAAAAGATTAACATCTGCTAAAACAGCCCATGACCCCGATTCACGCATTAATAAATCTTTAAGAAAATGGAATTGTTAATGAAGTCATTTAAACAATTTATATTTGAAGCGGACAAAAAAGATACTATCACCTTTGATATTCCATTACTCATCCGGGTATTAGAATTAGCTAGAGAAGATATTAAGTCCGATATGGATTTACATCGTGTGGTTGAACGTCTTATTGACATTCGTAACAAAGGTACTTTAACAATGGATGATTATGATTTCATTGCTAAACTTAAAGAAGAATATGTAAAAGAAGATGGCATGGGTGGAGGCGCATTAGGTGGCGGAGGTCCAACTAATGTAGTAGGTATGGGTGCAATTGCGGGTACTGGTGGTAAAGGTGGTGAACCTGGTGTAAATCTCCGTAAGAAAAAAAATAGTCCTGTTTTGATGAATTTTAAACGTAACCCACCAAAAATGTAATGGAGAAAATATGTTAACTGAACAAATACTATCACAAATATGCACTAAAAACAAAAACGTAGGTGAATTATTAATTGCTCTACTTAATGTTTTAAACAAATATGACATCAATACAAAAAATCGTATTGCTGGTTTCTTGGCTCAATGTGGTCATGAATCTGCTGATTTTACTGTATTAAAAGAAAACTTAAACTATGGTGCTGCTGGTCTACGTGGCACATTTGCAAAATATTTTAAAGATGATGCAACTGCTAAAGCATATGAACGTCAACCTGAAAAGATTGCTAACAAAGTTTATGCTAATCGTATGGGTAATGGTGACGAAGCCTCAGGTGACGGTTACAAATACCGTGGTCGTGGTGCTATTCAATTGACAGGTCATGATAACTATCAAGCATTTGCTACCGCAATTGGCCAATCACTACCAGATACGATTGCTTACTTAGAAACACTTGAAGGTGCTATTGAATCAGCAGCATGGTTCTGGAAAAAGAATGGTTTAAATGCTATTGCTGATGCAGATGATATTGTGGCTATGACTAAAAAAATTAACGGTGGCACCATTGGTTTGGAAGACCGTAAAGCACATTACATTAAAGCTAAATCGATTCTAGTATAATATGTGGATATTACATTTTTTACCTGATGGATTACTTTCACTAATCATCAATATTATTTTTTGGTCTGGACTATTCGGAACATCAGCAGGCCTGTTCATTGGTGATATTCCTTTAGTAAGTAGATATAGAATACCAGTATTAATTATTGGTGTCATTCTTTTGTCTTTGGGAACATACTTTAAGGGTGGTTATGCTACCGAGATGGAATGGCGTGCTAAAGTTGAACAGTTACAAAATGAAATAAAAGTAGCTGAGGTTAAAAGTCATGAAGTTAATACGGTGATTGAAACGAAAGTAGTTGAAAAAGTAAAAATAGTCAAGGAAAATACATATGTTAATCTCCAAACAAATAATGAAGTGGTTGCACATCAGCTTAATTTTGAGTGTAGTTTGCCTAATTCTGCCGTCATGCTCCACAATAGTGCCAGTCAAAATGAAGTGGCCACAGGTGCCGGCATCTCTGATGGAAGAACCTCCGATGTTAAAGCAAGTGAACTCCTCGGAACAGTCATCGAAAACTACGGAACCTACTACCAAGTAGTTGAGAAGTTAAAAGGTTGGCAAGAGTGGTATAAAGAACAGAAAAAAATACATGATGATATCAAACAACAATAACAATAAAGGAAAAATCATGGGAACAACCACAAAAGAAACACTTACTGTAGAACCTGTTGTAGATGTAAATAAAGAAGATTGGATGACCACCAAATGGCGTCCTATGATGGCTGTTGTTTATATGGCTATCAATGTATTCGATTTTATTTTAGGACCAATCTTATATAATTTCTTACAATATTTAAATCCAGGTCAAGCAGTCGGTATGTGGCAACCATTAACACTTCAAGGTGGTGGTTTAATTCACATTGCTTTTGGTGCTATTTTGGGTATCTCTGCTTGGACTCGTGGTCAAGAAAAGATTGAAACAATCAAAGCTAACTCAGGTGAATAAATATGGAAAAAGTCAATGACCTAAGAGTTGACGTTGAAGTTTTGAAACGTGATGTCGATATGTTATCAAAACTATGCGAAAAAATGGACAAGATAATTGAAAAACTTGTTGACCATCAAGATGTCATAATTAATCAGATATATCAAGACATGGACAGAAGAAAAGACGATACTAATCAAGATGTGAAAGAACTGCACTCCCGCATCACTACGGTTAGCAGAGATTTATCTGAAAAAGTTGATAATACTGAAACTAAAATTATGAATGAAATTAAAGCTCTATCTGTACAGATTTCAATACATAATAAAAAAGAAGATGATGACATTGCAAAATTGTTAAAATGGAAATGGACTATCATGGGTGGCATTATTGTTATTTCATGGTTGACATCTCACATAGGATTTGATACAATACTCAAACTGATTAAATAAAAGTTTTGAGTATATTATGAGCGTTTTCATTGACCGAACATTCCTTCTAAGAGTTTCACCTAAATTGATAAGGTTTTCCCGTAAAAAGGATGACCTTTACAATTTCCGTTGCCCTATCTGTGGCGATTCCACTAAAAATAAAACAAAATGTCGTGGATATATCTTCCGTAAAAAGAACGATTATTTCTACATGTGCCATAATTGTGGCATTTCTACCACGTTTTACAATTTCTTAAAACAGGTAGACCCATCTATGGTTGCCGAATATTCTCTTGAAAGGTACAAAAACGGTGAAGCTAGTAAGAATACTAAATCAGAACCAGACTTCGAAGCATTCAAAACGGAAAAACCAGAATTCAAAAGTAACAACATACTTCTCCCTACAATTGAATCGTTACCAGACACGCATTATGCTAAATCGTATGTTCAGTCCAGGAAGATTCCAAAAGAGTTTGAATCCAAATTATACTTTGCGGAAGACTTCAAAGCCTTTATTGATGACCTGGGGATTGAGAAGGATGGGCTCCGTGAGAACGACCCACGCCTCGTTATCCCGTTTTATAATAAAGAACGAGAACTTATCGGACTACAAGGTCGGGCTCTAGGTGAATCCAAGTTAAGATATATTACTGTAAAATTACACGAAGATAATAAAAAAGTCTACGGATTAGACCATCTAGATACGGATGAAATGATTTATGTCGTAGAAGGTCCAATTGATTCCATGTTTTTGAATAATGCCGTTGCTACAATGGATTCAAATTTATCATCAATTGCAGATATCATAGATAAGACTAAAGTTGTTTTGGTATATGATAATGAACCTAGAAATAAAGATATTGTTAGAACCATGGGTGCGGCCATCGATGAACACTTCAATGTTGTAATTTGGCCAGAAATGATTGTAGAAAAAGATATCAATGAAATGATTCTTGCTGGCTTTACAAAAGAAGATTTACAAGATATAATTGAAAAAAATACTTTTGTAAATCTTTCGGCAAAAATGAGATTTATCAATTGGAAAAAAGTTTAGTAACATACATATAAAGAAAAAGGTGAATACATGAAAGTCAATTTAATCTCATACTCTCAAGGTGCTGATGGTAAGAATCTTCTAGACCAAGTAGCATATGCAGCGAGAGTATCGAATCCAGCAAATCAGAATAACTCCGAAACATCGGAGAAATTAGTACGATATCTGATTAAGCACCAACATTGGTCGCCTTTGGAGATGGTTTCCGTGTGTATGGAGATAGAAACCACTAGAGATATAGCAAGACAAATCTTACGTCACCGTTCATTCTCATTCCAAGAATTTAGTCAGAGATATGCAGACCCAACTGGTGATTTGGGGTTTGTAACTCGTGATGCTCGTTTACAAGATTTGAAGAATCGCCAAAACTCCGTTGAAATTGATGATGCAACATTACAAGAAAGTTGGGAAGCAACACAAAAATACACAATTGAAGTTGCCAAAGAATCATATGCATGGGCTATTGCTAACGGAATTGCAAAAGAACAAGCACGAGCAGTTTTACCAGAAGGTAATACAGTAAGTCGATTGTATATGAACGGAACACTTCGTTCTTGGGTACACTATATACAGTTGAGGTCAGCTAATGGCACTCAAAAAGAACACCAAGAGATTGCTATTGCCTGTGGTGAAGCAATTAAACCTATTTTTCCAATGATTGAGGAGTTTGTAAATGAACAGTCGTGATGATGTGCTGAAATTTATGGTTGCTTGTGGACAAGAGGATTACAACTCAACTCAACAAAAAGATTTATATATCAGATTAATTCGTGAAGAATTCAATGAGTTAATGTTAGCATATGCTGAAAATAATATTGTAGAAATTGCTGATGCTTGTGTAGATTTAAAATGGGTCATTGAGGGATTGGAATTAACAATGCAATTTCCTCAACAAAAACTTTGGAATGAAGTTGCAAGAAGTAATCATGCTAAAATTTCAGAAAACGGTAAAGTGTTAAAACGGGGTGATGGTAAAGTTCAGAAACCTGAAGGATGGACTCCACCAAACATCGAAAAGATTTTAAAGAAAAATAACAAAAAATAAGGAATATTATGGAATACCTTGGTATTAACATAGATTTAGACAGAGATAAAAAATTCGATGAACTTGGAATTAAAAGACTTAAAGAATCATACATGCGAGATGATGAAGAATCTCCACAACACCGATTTGCAGCCGTATCAAAAGCATTTTCTTCAAATGATGAACATGCTCAACGATTGTACGATTACTCATCTAACCATTGGTTATCATACTCGACACCAATATTATCCTTTGGTCGTTCATCAAAAGGTATGCCTATCTCATGTTTTTTAAATTATGTTGAAGATACCGCTGAAGGTCTAGTTAATAACCTGTCAGAAACAAATTGGTTGTCAATGTATGGTGGTGGAGTGGGTATTGGTTTTGGTATTCGTTCTGCTGGCGACAAATCTACTGGTGTGATGCCACATTTAAAAATCTATGATGCTTCTTCATTGGCCTATCGTCAAGGAAAGACACGTAGAGGTTCATATGCTGCTTATTTGGATATCTCTCATCCTGACTTGATTCCGTTTTTGGAAATGCGTAAACCTACTGGTGACCCAAATATTAGATGTATGAACTTACATCATGGTATTAACATCACCGATAATTTTATGGAAATTATTGAACGTTGTATGTTGGACCCTAATGCAAATGATGATTGGGAATTAAAAGACCCACATTCCGGTGAAATTAGAGAAGTAGTATCTGCCAAAAATGTATGGCAACAAATCTTAGAACTTCGTATGCACACAGGTGAACCATACATTCATTTCATCGACACTTCTAACAGAATGTTACCACAATGGTTAAAAGATAAGGGTCTAAAGGTTCATCAATCAAATTTATGTTCTGAAATTATCTTACCCACTAATGAAAAGAGAACTGCTGTATGTTGTCTTTCATCACTTAATTTGGAAACTTATGACGAATGGAAAGATAACACATTATTTCTCAAAGATGTGGCTGAAATGCTCGATAATGTTCTCAATTATTTCATCGCTAACGCTCCTGACACTATCGCTAGAGCTAGATATTCAGCTGAACGAGAACGCTCTATTGGTATCGGTGCTCTTGGTTGGCATGCTTATCTACAAAGGAACGGTATCGCTTTTGAAGGTGTTATGGCCAAAGTTACTAACAACAGAATATTCAAACACATTAGACAAGGACTAGATGATGCTAATAAACAACTTGGTGCCGAACGTGGTGAAGCGCCTGATGCTATTGGTACTGGAAATAGGTTCAGTCATCTTATGGCTATTGCCCCTAATGCTTCTAGTTCCATTATTATGGGTAACACTTCTCCTAGCATCGAGCCTTATCGTGCTAATGCATATCGTCAAGATACCTTATCGGGTTCTTTCCTCAACAAAAATAGATGGTTAGATTTAATCATCAAAGAAAAATCAAAAGATGAGAATGATTATAATGATATTTGGTCAAGTATTATTGCCAATGATGGTTCAGTACAACATTTAGATATTCTTGATGAAAATCAAAAAGAAGTATTTAAAACATCGATGGAAATCGACCAACGATGGGTAGTTGAATTGGCAGCTGACCGTCAACAATATATTGACCAAGCACAATCACTTAATTTATTTTTTAGACCTAATGCCCACATTAAATATATTCATGCTATTCATTTTACAGCATGGAAAAAAGGTGTTAAGACACTATATTACTGTCGTTCTGAAAAAATTGGTAAAGCGGATAAAGTATCGAAACGAGTTGAACGTGAAATCATCAAAGAACTAGATATGACACAAGTTGCTCAAGGTAACGACTGCATAGCTTGTGAGGGTTAAAATGCACTATCGAAGCATCTTTATAAGTGATATTCACCTAGGAACAAAAGATTGTAAAGCAGAATTTGTTGTTGATTTTCTGAAACACAATACCTGTGATACATTATATTTGGTTGGTGATATCATTGATGCTTGGAAAATACAACAAAATAAATGGAGATGGAAACAAACACACTCAAACGTTGTTCGTAAAATATTATCTTGTGCAAAAAGAGGAACAAAGGTTATATACATAACCGGCAATCATGATGAGTTTTTAAGACCTCTTATTCCTTATGGAATGAATTTTGGTTCAATAGAAATCAGAAATCAATGTGAACATATTGGATTAGATGGAAAACATTATTTGGTGTTACATGGTGATGTTTTTGATGGGTTAACTAGAATTGCACCTTGGCTTTATTTCTTAGGTGATAAAGCTTATGATTTTGTTTTAGATTTGAATAATAAATTTAATTGGATTAGACGAAGATTAGGATTTGGTTATTGGAGTTTAAGTAAATTCCTAAAACACAAAGTTAAAAAAACTGTTGATTTTGTATTAAAATTTGAAGAAAATTTAGCAAATCATTGTAGAAAATTAGGTTATGATGGTGTAATATGTGGTCATATACATCATGCTGAGATTAAAGATATTGGTGGTATAATTTACATGAACGACGGAGATTGGGTTGAATCTTGTTCAGCCCTTGTAGAGAAAACAGACGGTACTTGGGAAATAGTACATTGGCAGAAAGAATTATAAATGATAAAAAAAGTAGATTTGGATGTAACATCCAGTAGGGAGTATTTTAAGCCCTTTAATTATCCTTGGGCTTATGATGCTTGGTTAAAGCACGAACAGTCACATTGGTTACACACAGAAGTACCTATGTTGGAAGATGTTAAGGATTGGAAGAAGAAGTTATCTAAAGAGGAGAAGCAATTCTTAACTCACATCTTTAGATTTTTTACACAAGGTGATATTGATGTGGCAGGTGGTTATGTAAGAAATTACTTACCATATTTTCCACAACCAGAAGTTCGAATGATGTTGATGGGTTTTGCTGCTAGAGAAGCTCTACATGTAGCTGCATACTCACATCTTATTGAAACTCTTGGTTTACCTGAAGCAACATATAATGAATTTTTAGAATATGCTGAAATGAGAGAAAAACATGAATATGTGTTAGGAATCTCAGCACAGAACACAACAAAAGAAAATACAGCAACACATATTGCAGTTTTTTCTGCCTTCACGGAAGGTATGCAATTGTTTAGTTCGTTTATTATGTTATTGAACTTTCCTCGTCAAGGAAAGATGAAAGGAATGGGCCAGATTGTTACATGGTCAATTGTTGATGAAACGCAACATTGTGAAGCAATGATTAAACTTTTCAGAACGTATGTTGAAGAAAATCGTGAAATATGGACTGATGATTTAAAAGGTAGAATTTATACGATTGCTGAAAAGATGGTCGAACTAGAAGATAAATTTATTGACCTGGCATTTAATATGGGAGCTATGGAAGGTTTATCTTCAGAAGATGTTAAGAAGTATATTCGTTATATTGCAGACCGCCGTTTGATTTCTCTTGGACTCAAAGGTGTGTTTAAAGTGAAAAGAAATCCTTTACCGTGGGTAGAGGAAATGATTAACGCACCAACACACACTAATTTCTTCGAGAATAGAGCAACCGATTATGCAAAAGGTTCTTTATCTGGAGATTGGGGTGATGTTTGGGCCAACTAAGGAAAAGAAATGACAACAAAAGCAATTATTGGTGATTGCGCATCTTGCGAATCATCTTACAACATTCAATTTGAACAAGAGTTAGTATCAGAGGAATTACCAGAACATTGTCCATTTTGTGGTGAAATCATCGAAGATATAGTCGAGGACTATATAGATGATGAAACTGACGAATTGGATAATGGAGAATGGGACTAAACTGGCAATATAATGGTGTAGAGTTTACGGAAGACTTGGTTGGTGATAATATAGGATTTGTGTATTTGATTACGAATCAAACAAATCAAAAAAAATACATAGGCAAGAAATTATTTCATTCTGCCAAAACTAAACAAGTTAAAGGTAAAAAGAAACGTTTTAAGGTGCCGTCTGATTGGCCAACTTATTATGGTTCTAGTGACATTTTAAAAAAAGATATTAAAGAAGTTGGTGAGAATAATTTTACTAGAGAGATTATACACCTTTGTAAATCAAAAGGTGAATGTAATTACCTTGAAGCAAAAGAACAATTTATTCGTAACGTAATGGAAAGTGAAGATTATTATAATAACTGGATTATGGTTAGAGTAAGAAAATCACATTTGAAAGAATATAATGCTAGAATATCTAAAGGAATATGATAAAGCAAAACCTGATGCTTTTTATTTTTTACCAAGTAAAGATAATAAAATTGTAATGGAAAGCTTGACATATAAAGATTTTGGTGTTAAGGTGGGTGGTTCAGAATTAGGTGAAGAATACCATGTTATATTATTTAAAGAAGATAAAGAAGGAAACATGTCGAATTTAGATATGTTTGATGCTGTATTAGTATCACCTTATGAATATCTATCAAGAATGATGCCGGAAGGATGGTTGGGAATGATAGCCAAAAAAACCACAACATCATTTGATTTTGTAAAGAATACTTTTGATAAACTTAGTGAAATAGAAGAAACTGAATAATATGTTAGAACAATTTTTTGAAGAAGAAGTATTAGAAGAAACTTCTGTCCCAAATACTATACAACAAAGAACTAAGGAACGCACCCATGAACTCATTGGTGAAGTTGAAGGACTCTTTGATGTGTATATAACGGACTGGCGAGAAAAGAAGAACTACGCCTTCCTATTTAACATTGGCATTAAACCTATGCACGCTCGGGTTATCGTTAAATTTTCTCAAAAAAGAGTTAATGAATTTAATAATGCTATGGTATCAAAAGATGCTCAAATTATAGAAGCATATTCGTGTTTTACCAAGCCTCAAATGAAAAAGATTGTTTTATGGTGGGAATCAATTATTGTAGATTGTAATCGTTTAATTGAAGATGGTAAAGTATTAAGTAGAATGAAGCGTGAGAAAAATGCTCGTAAGAAAGGGCTTGACATTCGCAAGAAAAAGTAGTAGAATAGGTACTATTGTGAATCTACTAGGATTATTATGTTATTAATTGATTTGAACCAAGTTTTACTAGCGGGTCTTATGGCCCAACTATCTAGTCAAAAAAATAAAACACTCGAAGAAGATTTAATTCGCCATATGGTACTCAATATCATTCGTGGCCATGTTAAAAACTTCAAGGGTGAATATGGTGAAGTTGTACTATGTTGTGACAATCGTAAATATTGGCGCAAAGACTATTTCCCGTTCTATAAAGCAGGTCGTAAGAAAACTCGTGAAAAGTCTGACCTAGACTGGCATTTGATTTTCGATATGCTATCTAAATTCAAACAAGAATTAAAAGATAATTTTCCATACAAAGTAATTGATGTAGATGGTGCTGAAGCTGATGATATTATTGGTACATTAGTGCCTCGTTATGCTTCCAATGAAAAGGTTCTTATTCTATCTTCCGATGGTGACTTTCTACAATTGCAACGATATGGTGCAAATGTAAAACAATATAACCCATCACAAAAGAAATATGTCAAATCAGCAGTTCCAATGTTGGAACTAAAAGAAAAGATTATTCGTGGTGATAAGGGTGATGGCATTCCAAATATATTCTCACCTGCAGATTGTTTTGTTCGTGATTTAAGACAAAAACCTATCACTCAAAAAATCATAGATAAGTATTTGAATGAAAATGTAGAGGACTATTCTGAAACAGATAAGGCTAATTATATTAGAAATTCTACACTAATTGACCTTACTAATATTCCAATAGAAGTTAAACAACGTATCATAGATGCATATGATGAAGCAAAACCAGCATCAAAAAGTAAGATGCTTAATTATTTTATCGAATATAAATTAAAAAATTTGATGGATGTAATAGAGGAATTTTAAATGAGAAACATGTACGAAGTATTTGATGATTTTGAACAAGCCAACAATAAAAAAGAAAGAATGTTGGTAATTGAAAAGAATCTTTCCAAAACATTAGTTCAGGTGTTGGAATTAACTTTCCATCCAGCTTACCAATGGCATATTACTGGTATTCCAGATGATTATATCTACCCCGAACAAAATAAAATCCCTGGTATGTCACCAGTACAATTATCAACAGAATTACGAAAAATGTATATGTTCCGCAAAGGTGAACAGACTGCTGATAATTTACCTCCCGAAAAACGTAAACAATTATTAATACAAATTTTAGAATCTATTGAGCCTCGTGAAGCTGAAGTTCTTGGCGGCATTTTACGTAAAGACCAAGGTGTCCGTGGTTTAACTTATGAATTCGTAAAAGAAGCTTTTCCAAATTTAATTCCTTAATATAAAGAAAGAATAATCTTAATGACTACCGAACAACTTAATGAAGAACTACTTAATGATGATACTCCTCCTTGGCGCAGGGTGGAAATAGTAATCCAATTATGGAAAAATAATAAGAATTAGTTAAATAATGCTTGACAAATCTCCAGTTATGTGAGATAATAGTCTTACACAACTGGAGAAATTAAATGGAATTAGTACATTCTAAATCATTACTCGCCAAACTTATGGCAACCGAAAATCTAATCGTTGAACAACGCAACGTATCTACCGCATCATTCGATGTGAAACAACGAATTCTCACTATTCCTGTTCTTGACCAAAATATATCATCACAATTATATGATTTGTTTGTTGGTCATGAAGTAGGACATGCTCTATACACACCTCTCGATGGTTTATACAAAGCCAAAGATTTACAAATTTCCATGTCTGTTATGAACGTACTTGAAGATATTCGTATCGAACGTAAAATTAAATACAAATATCCAGGCATTCGTTCATCTTTTGTTCGTGGTTATCGTGAACTTATAGAAAAAGACTTTTTCGGCACAGAAGGTGCTGACTTGAATGACTTAAATTTCATTGACCGTATCAATATGCACTCAAAAGCTGGTGCTGCTTGTGGTATTCGATTCAATGAAGAAGAAAAATCATTATTATCCGAAGCAGAAAACACAGAATCTTATGATGATGTGATTGAAATTGCTAAAAAAATAATGGATTATCTCAAAAAAGAGAAAGAAGAGCAGAAAAAGCAAAATCCTGTTGACACCACAGAATCCGATGATGAATTGGAAGATGAATCATGGGAAGAAGATGATGGTCAAGACGGCCATGGCGATGAGGATGATGATTCCGGCACTTCCGATGAAGATGATGTTGAAGGTGATGATGAGGAAGAAGAAACAGATGAGGAATCTGATGATTTTGACACCGAAGAAGGCGGAAATGAAGATTTAGGTGACGATGATGAGATTAAATCACATACCGATGAAGAATTTAAGAAAAATGAAAGTAAATTATTCGAGGATTCATCAAAATTCTACTATTATGGAAATATTCCAGACTTAAATTTGAATGAAGTGATTGTTGGTCACAAAGAATTGTGGAATCGTTACAAAAATTATGAAAATAATGATTATCGTGATGAGGAAGTTGGTTTAGATTTTGAAGGATTTCAAAAAATCCGCAAAGATGCAAATAAAGTAGTATCATACTTGGCTCGTGAGTTTGAAATGAAGAAAAATGCTGACCAAATGAAGAAAGCATCTACTGCAAAATCAGGTGACCTTGACACCGAGAAGGTTTTTTCATATAAGTTCAATGAAGATGTCTTTAAGAAAATTACCGTTGTTCCTGGTGGTAAATCACATGGTTTGGTGATGTTCTTAGATTGGTCTGGTTCAATGTCCAAACACTTATTGGCCACCATCAAGCAATTAATCAACTTGGTGATGTTTTGTAAGAAAGTAAACATTCCTTATGAAGTATATGCTTTTTCATCATACTATGATAAACCGCATATTCAGACATTTAAAGAAGGTGATATTCGTTTGAAGAATTTCAAATTATTGAATATTCTTTCACATAAGATGAATTCAGTACAATTCACATATGCTTCTGCTGCTTTGGTGTCCATGGCAATTGGTAGACAAAGACGACCAGAATTTTTCTATCTTGGTGCCACACCTCTATCAGAATCTATTATTTCAGCAATGAAGATTATTCCAGAATTCCAAAAGAATAATAATCTACAAATTGTGAATACAGTATTTTTGACCGATGGTGATGGACATTCGTTAACTGATGTATTTTACAAGTATTCTGATAGTTATGGTAGAGATTGTGAATCTTCAGGAAAACAAAATACTGGAATGGATATTCCATACAGCAAAGAAAAAATGTTTGTGATACGTGACCCAATTACGAAGAACCAACAAATCGTAACAGCATATCATTCTGATAAGGTACAGGCTGCTTATTTTAAATTACTAAAAGAAAGAACTAATTGTAATGTTGTTGGTTTCTATGTATTGTCTGGTAGAGATTTTAATCGTAACTCACATGATTTCTTTCCAAGAACGGCCAATCACGATAAGTTGAAAGCTGACTTCAGGAAGAATAAGTTTCAGATTGCTACGGCTTCAGGATATGATGAATATTACCTATTGAAATCTGAAAGCCTAGATACTGACACGGATGTAGAATTCATCGTGAAAGAAAATGCTACAACACGAGGATTAGTATCATCATTCTCCAAGTATACTAAAAATCGTTTGACTAACCGAGTTGTTTTAAATAGATTTATGGATTTAATTGCATAATGGATATAAATGAATTAATAAGAAGATTGAGAAAAATTCTTATATGGGTAGGACAAGACAATCCTATCCGTCATGAAGTTTTAGAAATAATTAATATTTTAAAATCTCAAATTCCACCCGATAACTGTGTCGTTGTAGATGGCCAAATTATTGTGGATAAAAATGAAACACCTGTTGCCAATACAGCAAACACATGATACAATACTATTATTAACTAAAGGAAAAACTATGTTACGACCAATTAAAAATAAACTTGTTATTCAACTAATCGAGAAAGAAAAAACTACTGCTACTGGCATTGTTCTTACTCACGGTGATCCTAATGAAGTAACTAAAGCTAAAGTTATTTCTGTTGGTGATGAAGTGACCGAAGTATCACCAGACGATATCATTTTACCAGATTGGAACAAAGCAGCTAAGACAATTATCGATGGTGAGGATTTTTATGTTCTCACAGAAGAAAACATCGTTCTTGTCTTTGAGGACTAAGTATCTAATTTCATTACAGTTTTAAAGCGCTTTCCGGTATTACTAAAGTTTACCTAATAAGCCTTACAGGATTAAACAAAATGGAACAAAAAGAAACCGAAGAATTCTTTTACCTCAAGGTAGTCAAACTCGGCCTCGAATACCGGCTGCTGCCGATGGAAGAGAATAATTTTGATGGCAAAGTAGTAGGGAAAGCAAAGATTTACCTAGATGAGAAACTAGAAAATACACAGCCAGAAAAGAAAGCTAAGCTTTACGATACCTCTCGAATAGTACAAGGATTATAATATTATGGATTTAGTGAAAAGTTATACCAAAGAATACCTCAAAGAACAACTCAAAGAAAGTGTTGCTCGTATCACGTTCATCAAGAAAAACGGTGAGAAACGCACGATGAATTGTACACTTATTGAATCATTCTTTCCTACCGCTACGACAGATGAAATTTATCCCGATTTACTCGGTGATGGACTAATTCCTCCTAAAAAAATTCGTGCTGAATCACCAGACACCTTATCTGTGTGGGATATCGATAAATCTGGTTGGAGGTCATTCATCGTGGATTCTGTAGTAAATGTAGAATATGCTGAAGATGATAATCCTATTCAATATACTGAAATAGAAGAACCAGAGGAAGAACAAAAGGAAGAACAGGAAAATGAAGATACAGTATAAAGACCGGTATGAAAAATCCAATGAACCTGATTATAAAGTATATGGTCGTAAATGGGTAAGGAATACTTCAGGTGAGTATTATACTGATGCCTATGGTCGTGTCATTGCTCTGATTGAAAAAGATTCGTGGAAAGAAACATTCACAGTCTATACTACATCATACGAGAATATACGAGATGTACATGATGAACGGAATCTGGTTGGCGTGTACCTTTCTTCGTATGATGCTAAGAGAGAAACTGAACGTCTATTAGGAACTCCTTCTGGTAATTTCATTGCTCCGTGTTTACATTATGGTGGCCACGAGAATGTCTTTGAATGTCCTAAGTGGATGTTAGAGAGATTTGATTGGCGACATATTCCGTCTAATGGTAATATACGAAGTACCAAAACGTAGTTACCACGTA